GCGTAGGTACTGGTTCAACAGTGCTGACCATCTCACCATCTGGTGCAACCGAATCAGCTACGAACCCTGAGTATGTGATCACTAACTGCATGCTGGCATCCTTCACACCGATCAACAGCACTGTTGGCGAGCTCGCAACCGTAGAGGCAACCTTCACTGGCGGCACTTGGGTACGCGACATCACCGCACCATAAACAAGAAACCACATCATGCAACTCACGCTCAAAGTCACAACAGACCAAACCACTTACGAAGTCAAGACAAACCTCTATGTCATTATTGCCTGGGAACGAAAGTTCAAACAGAAAGCCTCCAACCTCGCCTCTGGCGTAGGTCTTGAGGACTTGGCATTCATGGCATTTGAGGCTTGCAAAGTCAACGGCATTTCAGTGCCGGCAGTCTTTGATGACTATGTGAAGCGCCTCGTCAATATTGAAGTGGTAACGGATGAACCCACAAACCCCACCAGCGAGGCACCTACTCACGATCTCTAGCAGAATTGCTGGTTGAGACTGGGTGGTGGCCTCCACAAATACCATTCGAAATGCAAGACATGAACACAGTCATTGATGTGATTAACAAATCGAGGCGCAAGTGACAAGTGAGCTTGGCCCGATTGAAGTTGTTGGTCTCAAAGAAGCGCTGGCGCAGCTGAACAAGATTGACAAGAAACTGCGTAGGTCTATCACTACTGACTTCAAGCAAATCGTTGACCCTGTACTAATTGAGGCTCGCCGCAACATCCCAGAGGATGCACCATTATCGGGTATGGCTAGATCATGGACTGGTAACAGTGGCGCTGAGCTAATGGCTTGGGATGCTAAGAAGGTCAATAAGAATCTTAAGGCTTTCACCAGTGGCAAAAAGATACGCGATGCCCCTGGAGGATTCAGACAGAACCTTGCAACCTTTGGCATCAGGTGGGGTGGGCCGCAGGCTACCCTATTTGACATGGCGCGAAAAGGCACACTATCTCAAGCTCTGCAAGCTAGGTATGGCCCACCATCGCGAGTTATCTGGCGAGCATACGAAGCCCAGAGCACTGAAGTGGACAAGCAAGTTCGTGAGCTAGTGAACAAGGTCATGAAGATGACAGGTAACAACGGGAGAATCTGATGGCCATTACAATCCCCATTATTAGCGAATTCGATGGCGCTGGCATATCAAAGGCTATTGCTCAGTTCAAGCAGCTCGAGACAAACGGCCAGAAGGCACAGTTCGCAATCAAGAAGGCAGCAGTGCCGGCAGGTCTTGCAATAGCAGGTTTGGCTGTCGCTTTAGGTGATGCTGCTAAAGGGGCGATGGAAGATGCAGCTGCCCAGGTAGTGCTGGCTGGCAACCTGCGCAACTCTGCTCATGCCACTGATGCTCAGATCAAAGCCACGGAAGCGGCCATTACTAAAATGTCAATGGCAACGGGCGTGGCTGATGATGAGTTAAGACCTGCGTATTCAAAATTAGTCTTGGCTACAAAAGATGTTGACCGTTCAACCAGGCTGTTAGGCATTGCCCAAGACATAGCCGCGGCCACGGGCAAACCGCTCGAAAGTGTGACCCAGGCTTTAGCCAAGGCTGAGATGGGCCAATATGCAGCCTTGAAGAAGCTGGGCATCCCAATGTCCGAGGGCATTCAGGCTTCAATTGATCTGCAAAAGGAACAGAAGAAGCTTGCCAAAGATGAAGCCGCAGTTGCTTCGGTCAAATACGACATTGCTAACGGATTGCTTTCGGGTGAGGAAGCCACCAAGAAACTGACAGCCGCTCAAGAGAAGTTTGCATCACAGTCAGCTATCACTAACGACTTGATGGCTACGACAGGCGACTACGCAGACGATGTAGCCAAGAGCTTTGGAGGTGCCGCCTCAGACGCTGCCAACACCGCTGAAGGGCAATTCAAGCGCCTAGGCGTGGCACTAGCTGAGACCAAGGAATCAATCGGGGCCGCACTATTGCCAGCCATAGAAGCTGTCCTGCCATTTCTTCAAACGATGGCAACCTGGGCACAAGAGAACAGCACAGTGTTCCTGGTCGTGGCTGGTGTCATCGGAGGAATCGCAGCTGCCATTGTGATCACCAATGCCGCAATGACAGCTTGGACAGCAGCGACCACAGCCTTCACAGTGGTTCAGACAGCCTTTAACGCGGTTATGGCCGCCAACCCAGTTGTGCTCTTTGCTGTGGCAATAGCCGCGCTGGTCGTAGGGCTGGTCATCGCCTACAAGAAGTTTGACAAGTTCCGCGCCATTGTGGATGCCGTATTCGATGCCATCAAGAGCGGTGTCAAGTTCGGGCTAGAAGCCATTACTGGATACTTGACTTTCGTTATGGGAATCTATAAAGGCATCTTCAATGAAATAGCCAAGCTCTGGAACAACACAATCGGCAAACTCAAGTTTAAGATTCCAGACTGGGTGCCAGGTATCGGAGGCAATGGCTTCGATGTCCCAGACATACCTATGTTGGCAAACGGAGGCATCGTGAGCTCGCCCACCCTGGCTCTTATCGGTGAGCGCGGCCCAGAGGCTGTCATCCCTCTTGACCGAATGAACAGCATGGGCGGAGGCATGAACATCACAGTTCAGGCTGGCCTTGTGAGTACGCCAGACCAAATGGGCCAGTTAATTATTGAGAGTATTCAGCGAGCCCAAAGGCGCAGTGGTCAGGTGTTTGCAGCTGCATGAGTACACCAACTATGCAGGTGCTGGTGGGCTTTCAAAGCACCACAGGCTTTGGCACCCCATTCCTGTTGGATGATGCCTTCTACGGCGTTCTAGACACGGCTGGAAGGGGAACGCTGGGTGGTGTCACCATGGTTGACCTCACCAGCATCGTTGAATCCGTCAATATCACTAGAGGCAGGTCACGACAGCTAGACCAGTTCAATGCCGGCACTGCCACAATCGCCTTTGATAACTCCAGCCAAATCCTGAACCCCAGCAACACCTCTAGTCCGTATTATCCATTCGTTCTGCCTCGCTGCCCTGTGCAAGTGCTCGCCAACGGTGTGCCTATCTACACGGGTCTGGTCACTGACTGGAACCTGGATTATGACATCAGCAATGAAGACATGATGTATGCCTCATGCTCTGATCAGTTCACAGTGCTCGCCAACCAAGCGCTCAATGCTGTGACACCATCTGCCGAAGCCAGTGGTACCCGAATCAACACAGTGCTCAGCTACTCAGAGATTAACTACCAAGGCGCTCGAGCCATAGATACAGGCTCTTCTACTTTGGGCGCGTTCTCCATCAGCCAAGACACTAACTGCCTTAACTATCTGCAACAGATCAACACCAGTGAGCAGGGCTACCTCTTTATGAGCGCCAACGGCACCCTCACCTTCAAGGGTAGGTCTAGTGTGCTCAACCCAGTGGCTGGGGCTACATTCAACACTGATGGCACTGGTCTGTCCTACCAGACTCTCATCAATCAGTATGGGGATGAGCTTCTTTACAATTACATAATTACCCAGAGCCCTGCTGGAGCTATGCAAACCACTAGCAACTCCACCAGCATCGCGCTCTATCAAGCCCAGCAGTACGCCCTCACAGATTTGCTAAACAGCACCACATCAGAAGTGGCTGGTCTGGGTAACTATTTGCTAGGCAAGTATCAGAACCCAGTGCTTAGATTTACTGGCCTCTCAACTCAAATGGCCGCGCTGTCCAGCGTTAACCAGAACATTGTGCTTGGCCTCGACCTCACCAGCATCTGCACAGTAGTTAAGAACTTTGTCACAGGTACCCCAGCGACCGAGACACAAACCTTGATTGTCTCTGGGGTCAGCCATAACATCACACCTGGTTCACACATAGTCTCATTTACATTTGAAAGCACAGATGGAAATCAGTACCTCACACTTGACAACACAATCTTCGGAACGCTCGACAACAACCTTCTAAGTTTCTAAAGGAGACAATCATGGCAGTATCACCCAACACAGCATTCACGGCAGGGCAAATCCTGACGGCTCAACAGCAAAACAATTTCCCTCGTGGCGTTATGGGCTACGCAATAAGCACCGTGAACAGCGTTGTGACTACATCGGTAACAGATATAACTGGAATGAGCATCACATTTACAGCCGTTGCCAATCGTCTTTATCGTGCAACCTTTTCGGGATTTTGCCAACAAAGTAGCAACTCAAGAATTTTTCTTACTTTTGCAGATGGGTCAGGAGTACAAAAAGATTTCACTTTATCTGGATTATCTACGGCAGGTGCAAATGCTTACACCGCTTGGGGCGCTCAATTTCTATTCACAACTACTGCAGGTTCAACAACTCGCAAAATGCAAGGAAGCGTAGATACTGGCACAGCCTCATTCTTGGGGGCAACTGCCGATGCTCGTACTTACTCATTCATCATTGAGGACATGGGCCCCGTCTGATGCGAAAAAGCCTGATTCTATTGGTGATTTGTGCATCGCTAACCGCTTGCGCAGACCGTGAACGGCTCAACTGCCCACCAACAAAAAACAAAGCGTTGCGCGGAGTCATCGAAACAATCTCAACGACAACGGCACCTGCCTATGGCAGCGGAGGGAAATGCGTATGAAACCACAAAACAGACTCAGCAACGAAGAAATAAAAGCACGACTTATTTTTGTTGTAGCAGTCGGATTGACAGTTGCGTTCCTTGCTTCAATCTTGGCTTTGCTTTACGGCTTGCTATTTGTGACACAACCGCTGGATGTCTCAGAGAATGATAAATCTGCGTGGGCCGTGTTATCACCAATGTTGGCCACACTCACAGGGGGGCTTCTAGGAGTTCTAGCTGGTAACGGCCTTAAAGATAAACCGAAAGACCCACCACAACCATGAGCAAATACACCGGCACTTCTGATGGCGTAGCCACAGCTAAACGACCAGGCACAGAACGCTTTGTGCTTCTCTGCAACAAGAGATGGGGCTTCAAGAATCTGGGCACTTGGGTGGTGCGAGACATCAAAGGCAAGCCAGGAACTATGAGCGTTCATAGCACCGCAAGGGCATTAGACACTTCCTACGACACAGACAAGGCGGCAGGCAAAGAGGCCATTCTGTGGTTCGTGCAACATGCAGCTGCGCTTGGTCTCGAGGAGGTTCATGATTATTCAGGGATCACCAAGAAGGGCTGTGAGACCTGGGGGCGTGGATGGCGTATTGGCAGGGGCTGGAAGGATTGGACAGCCGAAGACAACGGTGGCTCACAAAAGGGCACTTGGATACATTGCGAACTTGCACCCAAGTATGCTGACATGTCGCCTGGAGACTATGAAGCCGTATGGCGTAGTGTCCCCAAGCCGTAAGAACTCCCAGCTCGTTTGAGCGTGGCTGGGGCTAGGTGGTGGGTATCTTTGTTTCCATTGGGATATCCACCACTGACTTCGCCGTTTGTGTATAGTGACATCTAGCCACTCAAATGGCCCAAACAAAGGAAACACAAAATGTCACGAATGAAGGACTACCTCTTAGAAGACCTGCCACTCTTCAGGGCCACAGACCCTGACACCTCACGCCAGATAAAGCCAATCAGGATTAACAGCCACCGCGGAATTCTCCTTGCTATTTATGCTGGGAACATCAGCGGTCTTACAGACGAAGAGGCAGCCTCCATAGCCGCTTCTCGAGGTCACACCATAAACGGCTACTGGAAGCGTTGTGCAGATTTACGCAACCAAGGACTCATCCACGATTTAGGCGTGCGTAAGACTCTCTCAACGGGCTCTCAGGGCATGGTATGTGCCATAACGCGCTTCGGTCTTGACATTGCAACGGGTTGTTATGACTGACACGCAGTTTATATACAGTTTCATAATGGGATGGGTCAGTTGCTGGCTTTTCCTCAAAATGATGGCCAACAGACCATGAGCCAAGAACCTGCCCATTGGGGCTATACCGTTCTACGCTCTAAAGACAAATTATTCATGGTTCAAATCTTCACAGATTTATCCACAGGCCTGATTGAATACTCACAGGTGTGCCAGCGTGCACAGTCCTGGCATTCATGGGGGCCGCCAACAGAACTGGACAAGTGCTGAAACTCATCATGGCTCTCACGCTCATCTTCTCTTTATCAACACCAGCCCACGCAAGTGCAGCTGCACAATCCTGCCCCAAATGGGAGCCACTACTGGCCAAACACTTCCCTGCCAAGGTCGTGCCGGAATTGTCAAGAATCGCCTACCGCGAGAGCCGTTGCAATCCATCAAGCCTTTCACCAGTTCGCAAATCCACAGGCCGCCCAGATGTTGGGCTTCTTCAAATTCAAGGTTCATGGGCTACTGTGACACGCGCTGTCTGTAAGAAACCAGATGTGATCAGAGCACTGCTAGACCCCCAATGCAATGTCAAGGTTGCTCGATACCTCTACGACAATGGCGGTCTTCGTCATTGGCGTGCCACCTCAGGAAAATAACAAAGGAAAACAAATGGAAACATCAACAGGCGAACTCATCGCCAAACTAACCAACCTCAGCCATAATCTGGCGCTCGAGTTGCGCTTCAAAGAATCAAGCCTGGTGCTTGAAGCTGTGGGCGCGCTTTATACGCTGCCAAACATTGCTGAGACCATCAGACACCAATGGCACCCATCAATGAATGACAGTGGCCCATCTAAGGGCTTGTCATACATCTCGAGCGCACAGATGGTTGATGCTGATGATTGAGTACACCCACAACGATGATGTGGCAGAAATGCTTTATTCCAAAGACCGCGAGATTGCAGAACTCAAAGAGATTCTTACCCATTTGAGTGCCGAGATTCGGCGACTGGAGACTTACTGCAATGGCATTTGACCTTTCCGATTATGAGCCAGTAGCCAGCAGACTTGACCGCTTTCTAAAGGCTCACCCTGATGCACGCATCATCACTGATCTAGTGCACTATCTATCTGATGTTTGTGTATTCAAATGTGAGCTGTGGCTTGATGATGAAATCATTGCTACTGGCTGGGCAGAAGAAGTGCGTGGCCAAGGAAATGTAAATAAGACCAGTCACCTTGAGAACTGCGAAACAGGCGCGGTTGGGCGAGCTTTGGCTAACGCTGGTCTGAGCGGCTCAGATTTCAACAAGCGCCCAAGTCGTGAAGAGATGGGCAAAGTTCAACGTATGCAGGGCGACACTCAAATTACTGAGAACAGCAACCTGGCATCAGAGAAGCAACAGAACATGATCAGGGCCGTATGCAAGAGCATGGGCAAGGTACCGCCGGCAAACCTTCAGAGCTTTAGCAAGCGCGAGGCCAGTGCCTATATTGACAGCCTCAAGGCAGGCGAGCAACCAGCTTCTACCTACGACACGGCTGAGGAACCCTTCTGATGGTTGACCTTCTGACAATGCTGATCATGTGCACCGCGCTATTGATGTGCGGATTCTTGCTGGGCAAAGACAAATGATTCCGATATCAGAAGCCTCATTCCTAACCCAAGTCAAAGCACTGGCATACCAATATGGCTGGCTAGTACATCACCAGGCACCTATGCGCACACCAAGGGGCAACATCATCACTGGAGGCTCACCTGGCTATCCAGACCTTTGCATGGCACATGAGCAAAAGGGGCTGATTTATGCCGAACTCAAAACTGAGAAAGGCAAAGCCTCAGAAGCGCAGCTGCACTGGCTTCGCACGCTGCACCCACATGCAGAGTGTTACCTATGGCGACCTTCAGACCTGACATTCATAGCTGAAAGGCTGGCCAGCGTATGAGCATGAGCATTCAACCGCATTTGTTCCCTATGCCACAAACAGACAACACATCTGATGACTACTGGACACCAACATGGCTGTTCGAGGCGTTAGGCGTGGAGTTTGACCTTGATGTTGCGTGCCCACCTGGAGGGCCACCGCACACGCCAGCTAAGGCGTTCTACACCCAAGAGACTGATGGCCTGACCAGCGAATGGTTTGGCAATGTGTGGATGAACCCACCGTTCACCAATATCCCACCATGGAATCAACGATTCATGGCACACAAACACGGCATCTGTCTAGTACCGACATCTAAGTCTCGAGCCTTCTGCTCACTATGGGATGACTGTGACGCAATCATGAGATTGCCCTACAACATGAAGTTTGACCAGGGCGGTATCTATATGCCCACCATTCTTGCCGCATACGGTGAAGAAAATGTTGAGGCCCTGCACCGCTCGAAGATAGGGCGCGTCAGATGATGCTCCTGGCTTGGTATGCACTGCTAGTCTCCATCGGCATTGCCATTCTTCAAGGCATCCGCAAGTAACTACTCACAACTGAATACGGCCATGGCCTCGTACGGGATTGCACTGTGCAGGCATTAACACCTGGGGACAGGGGTAGAGCAGTGCGCCCCATTACCTGTGATCACTTACCTGAATGGCCGTGGGGGTCAGACATTGTGCAGCGTTCCCTAACGACATAAAAGGCGATGGTGTCCGTCCTTACAATTCCGGCAGCCTCAGCTACTCGCTGGAAGTGTGGGGGGCACAAACCTCAGAGACCGTTACGCACTGAGAGCAACCGAGCCTGCGAGGGCGCTAGTAACATCACCAACACACACCAAAGGAAAACCACCATGACCAAACGCAACAGCCCCGAATTCATGCGCAACCGCCGCATAGTCCTAGAGAACGAACCCATCTGCCACTGGTGCCACAAAGCACCCAGCACAGAAGCAGACCACCTCATAGAAGTAGATAGAGGGGGTACAGATGACCTCGAGAACTTATGTGGCTCATGCAAGAAGTGCAATGCAACACGCGGAAATAGATACTTAAATCAGAAACGCACAGCACAACAACACGCACGATTAGAACACCTCCGACTTGACCCAAAAACGACAAAACGACCAAATCAACAAAAAACCGAACAGGATTTTTTTACAAAACGAAACGAAAAGACCCCGACCCCTTTTCCTGATATCTCTGAGAACGGTCATGACTCGATTCAAAACTCCTGTGAATCGGCTGTGATCGTTGGATTGGGGATTGAGGAGCCTCGGCTGGTTACGCCCACTGGGGCGTTTGGTTCCTACTCGGCTTTAGTGGGGGAGTGGAGCGAACGGCATCTTGGCCGCACTCTCTTCCCGTGGCAGTTGAGGGCATTGTCAGGCGCTCTCGAGCATGATGAGGATGGGAACTTCATATCCAGTACGGCTTTGATAAGTACAGGCCGCCAGAATGGTAAGACAACAATGCTTTCCGCGCTTGTTGGGTTCTGTTTGACCGAGCTACCGCGCATCTGGGGCAGGCCTGTGCGCATCATGTCAACCGCTCATGAGCTTGGGCTGGCTACTGAGGTCTTTGAGGATTTGCGCGAGGTATTTGAGCTACTGGAAGAGTCTGATCTGGCCAAGGTCACCTGGGCATACGGCAGGCACCAGGTCAAAATGGTTGATGGCTCGGTTTACAAAGTCAACAGCGCCACTGGCAAGAAGCATGGTGGAACATGGGACATACTTATCGTGGATGAGCTCTGGGCAATTAGTGAGGCAACCTACTTCGGTGCCCTAAAACCTTCACAGATTGCTGTGCCATCACCGCTGGCATTTCTGGTATCCACAGCTGGTGATGAATCATCTCGAGCGTTCCTGAAGCTGAGGGAGCAAGCGCTGGGTGTCATTGATTCCGGCATTCGCTCTGATCTGTTCATGGCTGAATGGAGCCTGCCAACTGGCGTGTCACCTGATGACCCTCAGTATTGGGGCTACGCGAACCCCAGCCTTGGTAGGACTATCACCATGAAGGGGCTCGAGAGTGCAGCTGCCGCACCTGATCGTTCCCAGTATCTAAGAGCCCACTGCAATTTATGGGTTGCCGCAGCCAACTCCTGGATAAACCCTGGCGAATGGGCCAAGCGCCTTACCACAAATCTTGCCATAGAAGGTGGCAATTCAGTCTTAGCTGTGGATAGTTCTGTGGATGATTCAAAGTATGTGGGGATTCATTGCGGCCTCAACAGCGATGGTGACATTGTGGCCAGCGTTGCCTTCACCTGTGAGACTAACCGCCAGATGTGGCGACATATCGAGCGCCTGATGGAAGACAACCCAAAGCTCAAGCTTGCCATCACACCCACCCTTGACCTGCACACCCCAGAGACATTGATTCGCCGCCGCTCCCTTTGGGGCTATGCAGAAATGATTAAGTACACAGGCCTAGTCAAGTCAATGATCACTGAAGGCAGGCTCCTGCACACTGGTGAAGAGATGCTGGCAGAGCATGTCAACAGAGCAACCCTTGTCAAAGCCAATGGCGCTGTCGTGCTCAGCTCACAAAAGTCTCCAGGCCCGATTGAGTGCGCAAGGTGTCTGGTGGCAGCTGCATCTCTGGTCTCGCGCCCAGGTCAATCAGGTCGAGCAATGATCGGCTCCGCTAGATAGTTGCATTTGCAACGACTTTGTGCGAGACTCCGCGCGTGGGATTCTTCACTCCAAAAGTCACGACTGCACAGATGTCTTCCGCACCCCTGAAGGCTGCCGCAGGCGCTGGCGCTGCCCAGATCAATGACTTCCTGGCCTACTCCACCGGAGCTGCTGAACAGCGAGCTCTGCAAAACCCAACGGTGTCACGATCCAAAGACTTACTGGCCTCCATGATTGGGTGCCTCGAGATGCGCCACTACTCAAAGCAGTGGACAGGCGAACGCTACGAAGAAATCTATCTACCGCTTGAGCCGTGGATGGAACAGCCTGATCCAAAGGTCACGCGCAACTTCTTCTACTCAAACATTTTCAGTGACCTTTTCTTCCATGGCCGCGCCTTCGCCTTCGTTACTTCGCGATACTCCACAGGCCTGCCAGCCAGTTTCACTTGGCTACCTGCCGCGATGGTAACCACGCCCAACCAAACTGGGCCGCAGTGGTTCGGGCCCTCAGATGTTGTGCAGTTCAATGGCGTAGAAATCGGAGACAGCAACGATGTGATCCAGTTCCTCTCTCCTATCCAAGGCTTGCTCTATCAGGGCGCTCGCGCATTGTCTATTGCAACTCACCTAGATCAGGCAGCAGACAGATATGCGACACTTGAAACAGTGCCTGGCTACCTTCAACAGAAGGGAGGCGAAACGCTAGACAGCGACAGCCTCAGCGAGATTGCAGCTGCATGGTCACAGATGCGCAGACAAAACGCCATCGGTGCCCTAAATGATTACATTGAGTTCAAGGAATTTTCCATTTCACCGGCAGAAACGGTAGCTGATCAACGCAAGTACCAATCACTTGAGATTGCGCGCGTGTCAAACATTCCTGCATATCTCGTGTCAGCACCCCAAGAGGGCTCAGGCCTCACATACACAAATGTGCAAGACAGCAACCGCCAGTTGTATCTGTATGGGGCCAAGCCATTCATAGAATGTCTGCAACAGACAATGAGTGCCTCCAATGTTCTGCCAAGAAATCGCTTCGTCAAATTTGACATTGAAAACTATCTTGAAGAAGAGATGCACGATGTCATGGTTGAACCAGTCGTAGATGTACCAGTAGAAAGCCCATCATGATCCACTTCGTTAATGTCCCAATCACCCTTGATGCTGCCGCAAGTGAGGATGTCCCCAAGACAATCACCGGCATTGCAGTGCCATGGTTTCCAGTCTCCGCACAAGTCATGGATGGCACCAAGGTGACTTTCCAGCGCGGTGCTTTTGATCTCAACATGAAAGCCCCAAAGCTTCTAGAAAATCATGACATGAGCGCATTGCGCGGTGTCGTGTCATCCCTTGCTGACATGCCTGAAGGCTTAGGCTTCACCGCCACCTTCGCAAAAACGGGCGCGGCAGCTGACGCAATCGAACTCGTAAAAGCAGGCGCGTACGACTCGGTTAGCGTTGGCGCTGTCCCCACCAAGTTCAAGTACGACAAGAACGGCGTAATGGTCGTATCGAAAGCTGATCTAGTCGAGATTTCGCTTGTCGCACAGCCAGCATTCAAGGATGCTGTCATCACAGAAATCGCTGCATCGGAACCTGATGCAACCGAACCCACCCCAACAGATTCCGAGGAGGAACCAGAAGTGGCAACACAAGAAAACCCAGCGGTTGAGGTCGAGGCTTCAATCATCCCAACAACCCCTATCTATGCAACTGCAAAGCGTGAGTTCATCATGCCCACAGCTGCCGAATACATCTCAGCCGCATTTGTCGGTGGAGACAAGTGGCGCGAAATGAGCGAGGGCCTACGCGCTGCAGCTCCCAATGTGATTACCAGTGATATTCCCGGAGCCCTTCCGATTCCGCTGGTTCAACCTGTCTATAACAACTTCATTGGTCGCAGGCCTGTGATCGATGCAGTGGGCGCAAAAGCAATGCCACAAGGTGGCAAGGTGTTCATCCGCCCAGAGGTCACTACACACACCAGCATTGGCAACCAGGCAACTGAAAACACCGCACTCACACAAGGCACTTTTGTGGTTACAGACAACCAAGTAACCAAGGGTAGCTACGGCGGATATGTCACGCTTTCCGAACAATCAATCGACTGGTCACAGCCAGAAATCATTGGTTTGGTTCTTGATGACATGGCTCGAATTTATGCAAACGAAACGGACAATGTGGCCGCAGACAACCTTGCTACCGGAGCATCAGTCACTCGTAACTTTGACAGCGCCTCAGGTGCTGACCCTGCTTATTGGGTCTCTTGGATTTACGGCGCAGCGCAAACAATCCTTTCGTCAAGCAATGGCAACTTGCCAACGCATCTTTTCCTGGCACCGAATGTGTGGGGAAGTCTTGCATCGCTCAGCGACACCGCAGACCGCCCACTCTTCCCGAATGTCGGCCCAATGAATGCATTTGGTGGAGCCAATGCAAACTCAACAGACATGATGGCCTTTGGGTTGCGTGTGGTGGTTGATCGCAACTTTGCGGCCTCGACAGTGATCGTGGGAGACCCAACTGGATATGAAATCTTTGAACAGCAGAAGGGTGCCCTCAGCATTGATGTCCCATCAACAATGAGCCGCACAATCGCATTCCGCGGTTACCTCGCCACGCTGATGATTGACCCAACCAAGTTCGTCAAGGCTGCATTCGTCTGATAAAGACGATCTAGAAAGACTGCAACACCATGGCCACCTTCAACCTCGCATTTCATACGCGGTTAGAGAACTATGCCGTGTTGCAGACTTTCGTTGACACAGACATCCAACCTCAAGATTCGGTGGTGGTGGCAGGAGCTGATCATGGCTTCAGTGGCACAGTCACTGTCATCTCCACCGAGCCTTATGAGTTCATAGGCGTATCTGAAGAAGGTGATCTGATGTTTGACTACTCAGTCATCATCGAGAACCAGTTCATCTACGCAAATGCCGGTACTGACTACCCTCGAAGCATCGCAACTGGCACTGTGACCTTCACGCCTAGCCCAAGTTGGATTACAAGCGCGGATGTAACCAGCTGGCTTGGCATAGAGGTCGCCACCGCCAATGACACCGCATTCATCGCTGTATGCGTTTCTGCGGCCAACAGTTGGGCATTTAGGAAGCGTAGGGAGGCAGGTTATACAGACAGCCTCTCAAGCGCTCCAGACGGCGCAGCGAAATTGGGGACAGTCATGTATGCAGCAATGCAATATCGCTCCCGTGGCGCTGTGGATGGATACGCCTCATTTGATTCAATGGGCATGGGCTCCCCAACCATGTCACTTGGCCAGATCATGCAGCTCCTGGGCTGTGGCAGACCTCAGGTTGCGTAATGGCTGCAACGGGCATTCTCTACGAAGCAGTCAACGCCACCAAGACAGCACTGACAGGTCTAGGCCTCAAGCCAGTTACTGATCCGCGCAACGCTCGCCCTTTGTCCGTCATGATCGAGCTACCTACGCTGGATGTCTTTACTTACAATGTGGGCGACATCAGGCTTGTCATTCGTGTCTTGGCTGGCCCCCCTGGGAACCAAGATTCTGGCGACTACTTAATCTCAACAGTGGACACCATCATGAACTCATCAATCGCCATAGTGGATGGAAGGCCATCTCTCGCTTCATACGGCGAGCAGATGCTTCCTTGCTATGACATGACCGTTGCCGTAGCAGTACGGCGCAACTAAGAAAAAGGAGCCACCAATGGCAACAACAACATTCCTATCCAACGCAACTATCAGCATTACTCAAGGTGCCACAACCACCGACATGAGCGACCAGGCCAACCAAGTTTCGCTTACTATTGGCCAGGACAGCCTCGAATCAACCGCCTTTGGAGATTCTGGCCACCGCTTCGTTGGGGGCCTTCAATCGGTGGAGGCCAGCCTGACTTTTTTCCTCAGCTATGGCGCTACCGAGGTTGAGGCAATCCTTGCATCATGCGTAGGTACTGGTTCAACAGTGCTGACCATCTCACCATCTGGTGCAACCGAATCAGCTACGAACCCTGAGTATGTGATCACTAACTGCATGCTGGCATCCTTCACACCGATCAACAGCACTG